TGGCTCAAAAAAGCGGACCTCACTTTTTGAGGTTTTGCCCCTCTCCCTCTTTTCCCCATCTGAGCCCCCTTTTCTACCTCTCCCCCTTTTTTCACTTTTTTCTTCTCAGACTGTTGACACACTAATAAGATGCCGATATACTTAGGGCATGGCAATCAAGCCAAGAAAAGGAAACCAACAAATGACCAACTCCCAAATCACAATCGGCAAGACCTCCTACAAAGTCACCTCCGGCGGAACCAGCAACACCGACTACACCGATGCCGTTGTCTACGTCAAGGGTCCTAGGGGCGGCGAAAAGTGTCTCATCGCTTTCTCGAACGGATGCGTCCGGATCATCTCCTACACCCGCGGGACTCTTCCCCGATCGACCCAAGATATCTGGGGCCAGGAGGCCGACGCGATCCGAGATCAGATGTTCGCCTGTCTTCAAGAAGAGATCGCCTAATCCCCTGCCCCTCTCCGGAGGGGCTTTTTTTTTTCAAATTTTTCTTCAAAGACTGTTGACACGCTAAGAAGATGCAAATATACTTAGAGCATGGCAACGAAGCCAGAAAGGAACCCAGAAATGAAATTCACAAAGACCCAAAGCAAGAAGACAACCGACGGCAACGAATACGGCAACGGCTGGACTAGCGAGAACGGTACTTGGTACATCGAGCAGATCCTTGATTCGATCGAATGCTCTACTCCTTCTGCCCTGTCGACTCAATACCGATATGTAACTGAATCTTACGAGGTCTTTGGACCATTCAAACACGATATCGAATTCATGGTCAAGGATTACGGATCAGCGCCCAAAGCTAAGAAAGCCGCCAAAGAATTTTGCGACAAATGGCAAGGGCCCATTGAAAAGAATTTTTCTACCAACTAACCCCCGCCCCTCTCCGGAGGGGCTCACTCTTTCCCCAGAAAAGGAACCCGAAAATGAAACCAACAAATAAACAAATGTCACTCCTAACCGCTATGGCACAAGATCGATGCCAAGTCGCCTATTCTTGCGACGGACTCGAAGCCATGAAAACCGGCTTCTGTAATACTGAGATCGGCAACTGGGCCAAGGTCGCCGGGCTTACCCCTAAATCTGCCCGAGGGGTCTTCGGGACTCTCGTCCAAGCCGGATGGGTCGAACTCGACGAAGACAACTTCCGGAGCGATTCTTCATTTTCCGACTACTGGGATATGAGCGCATTCACCAAAGAAGGCGTGAAGATCTACGAAGAGAATGGCGGCGAATGGTTTGAAGACCTGTATCGATCGACAATGGCATAACATCCCCGCCCCTCTCCGGAGGGGCTCACTCTTTCCCCGAAAGGAATCAAAATGCATGAAACCAAACCCAAAAAGAAGTCGATCCTGATTCAAGACGAGGAGACGATCGCTCTCCTCGAAGAGATCCAAGCCGAGCAGATGAAGAAACTCGGCGATCCTAACGGCCTCAAGCCCCCTCTCACTTGGGTCGCTCGAAGCCTGATTCAGAAGGGCGCCAAACGAATCCTAAAGAACTAAACCCCAAACCCTCGACCCGCTCCGGCGGGTCTTTTTTTTGTATTGTCCGAACACACTCAGAGACAAACACCTATGGAGGGTCAAGGATGACGCGCTCAGAAGACGTAGAAACCCAAGCCGACGATCTAGTCGGCGAACTCGAGAAGATGCGGAACTTCAATCCCTCGGAGAAGATTCTCCTCCGCCAGATGAGGGAAGCGATCCGGGACTTCTTGGAGCTGCGGGAAATCCTCAAAGTCGAAGGTCTGATCGCGGAAGGCTCTCAGGGCCAACCAGTCGCACATCCCGGCCAAGCCATGAAGGTCGCGGCCGCGGACCGGATCTCTCGATGGCTCCGCCAACTCTCACTCCTGGAAGAAGCGCCGGACGCCTTGGACGCTCTGGACGATGAGAAGAAGCAGATCCTTGGACTCTGAACCTCCGAGCGATCTCGCCGGCTACGACCCGCTCCGAGACTCGGACGGCTTCATCTTCGACCAGACCAAAGCGGACCGGGCGATCGGCTTCTTCGAGAAGTTCCTCACTCACCAGAAGGGGCTCCAAGCCGGGGAGGCTTTCACCCTTCTTCCTTGGCAACGAGATCTCCTCTCGACGATGTTCGGATGGGTCGACGAGAAGGGGCTCCGACGATACCGGCGGGTCTGGCTCGAGATCCCTCGGAAGAATGGGAAGTCGACGATCTCGTCCGGGCTTGGGCTTTATCTCCTGTACGGCGATGGAGAACAATCGGCGGAAGTCGTCTCCGCGGCCGGCGACCGAGATCAAGCGGCGATCGTCTTCGATGTCGCGAAGGGCATGATCCAGGGCGATCCGATGCTCTCGAAGATGTCCAAGGTCTACCGTCGGGAGATCCGTTTCGATCATTCTCAGAGTTCTTTTCGAGTCATCTCGTCCGATGCCGGCACGAAACACGGGATGAACCTTTCCGGTCTGATCGCGGACGAGGTTCATGTCTGGCCGAACCGAGATCTCTGGGACACTCTTCACACCTCGATGGGCGCCAGAGCTCAACCTCTCTCGATCGCGATCACGACGGCCGGACACTCGAGGACATCGATCGCATGGGAACAACACGACTACGCGCTCAAGGTCCGAGACGGAACCATCAAGGATCCCCGCTTTCTCCCGGTCGTCTATGCGGCGCCGGAGGGATCGGACTGGACCGACCCGGAGACTTGGAAGATCGCCAACCCTTGTCTCGGAGTCTCGATCTCGAAGGATTACCTCGAGCAAGAATGTCAACGGGCGAAAGAAGTCCCCGCGTATGTCAACACCTTCCTCCGGCTACATCTCAACGTATGGACCGAACAAGAGACCAGATGGCTCCCGATGGATCGATGGGACGAGATGAACGAAGAGTCGATCGACTCCGAAAGTCTCGTCGGGCGAGAATGCTGGCTCGGTCTCGACCTCGGCTCAACCGCCGACACTACGGCGCTCGTCGCGGTCTTTCCCGATGACGACGGGTCGATCTCGGTCCTTCCATACTTCTTTCTTCCCGAAGACAATATCGAGTCCAGAGAGAGACGAGATCGGATTCCCTATCGAGCTTGGGCTCACGAGGGTCACATCAAACTTACGCCGGGAGTCGTCACCGACTACGCCTTCGTCGAGGCGAAGATCATGGAACTCGTTGAGAAGTACCGGGTACGGGAAGTCACCCTCGACCGATGGAATGCGACCGACATCGCGACCAGACTCGACAAAGAAGGCGCTCCAGTCACCTTCATGGGCCAAGGGTATCGCTCGATGAGCGGACCCTCCAAACGGCTTGAGGAACTGGTCCTATCGAAGCGACTCAGACACGGCGGACACCCGATCCTTCGGGCTCAGGCTTCCCAAGTTCGGGTCGAGATGGACCCGGCCGGGAACATCAAGCCAACCAAGAAGACCAGCGGCGCGCGTAAGAATGCCGAACGAATAGACGGTATCGTCGCTCTTGTAATGGCGATCGGTCGCGTTATGGAGTCACAAGAACCGGAAGTCGATCCGGATGAAGTGTATGGAGACCGAGGAATCCGATGCCTCTGAGAGATATCTTCCGACGAACCAAACCCGCCGAAGAAGTTCGGCATAACTTCAAATCTCCAGACAAGTTCTCTTTTCTGGGTAGTCCTGCCTCGTCTGGGATGGAGGTCTCTGAGACCTCAGCTCTGGCTCTGACCGCGGTCTATTCGTGTGTCCGGATCATCTCGGAATCCCTTGCGGCTCTACCTCTGATTACCTACCGGGAGACGGAAGACGGCCGGCGACAAGCGACTGACCTCCCGATCTACTCGATCCTGCGGGATCAAGCCGATCCGAATCTGACGTCCTTTATGATGATCGAAACCATCGTCTCGCATGCTTGCACATACGGGAACGGCTACGCCTACATCTCCAGGAACAACGCCGGCCAAGTCACGGGTCTTACTCCGCTCGATCCCCGATATATCGATGTCAAGATGACGGAATCGGGTCGGGTTGCCTACGAGATCACCGGAGGAACTGTCCAAGGGGCTCTCACTTCCGAGGAGGTCCTTCACATCCGGGCTCTCGGCCAAGTCGGTCTCGTCGGATACTCCCCGATCGGTCTAGCTCGAGAGACGATCGGTCTGGGCTTGGCGGCGGAGAAGTATGGCGCCGCGTACTTCGGCAACTCGGGCACGCCTTCCGGCATCCTCTCGGTACCTGGGAAGATGTCGGACGAGGCTTTCCAGAACCTCCGTCGATCTTGGGAGAAGATCCATAAGGGAAGCGGCAACTCGGCTCGGGTCGCCTTGCTCGAAGCTGGGATCGACTTCAAGCCGATCAGCATCACCCCGAACGACGCTCAGTTCCTCGAGACTCGACGCTTCCAAGTCGCCGAGATCGCTCGGATCTTCCGGGTCCCTCCGTCAATGCTGGCCGACCTCGAGAACGCCGGATCCTATGGGTCGATTGGCGAACTCAATCGGGCCTTCGTCGTTCACACCCTGACACCTTGGGCCAGACGGATCGAGTCGGAGATCAAGTCCAAACTTCTCCCCTCGGCCGGCGATGTATACGCCGAGTTCTCCTTCGATCACCTTTTGCGCGGAGATCTCGAGACAAGATTCAAGGCTTACCAGACCGGCCGGCAAGCGGGCTTCCTCTCGGCGAACGACATCCGGGCGATCGAGAACTTGGATCCTCTGGGCGAGATCGGCGACAAGTATCTGACTCCGCTCAACATGGAAGCACTTACTCCGGACGAAGAGCCCGACATGCCGGAAGAGATGCGATCCCTCGAGATCCGAGCAGTCGAGGACGATCGCTCGAGAGTACGGGAACAAACCTCGCCGGCGATGCTGGACACCCTCGAGCGACTGGCTCGCCTCGAGTCTCGAGCAGCATCTCGCGAACATGCGAAGCGGGACGACACGACCTTCTTCGACTGGGCAGAGGACTTCTTCGAGGTCGACTATCAGCGACAAGCGTTCTCTCTGATCCTCCCGACTCTGGAGACTCTCGCTCGAGGTCTCTCCTTCACGGTCCAAGACGAACTCGGCGCCGAAGAGCGGATCCAACTCCAAGATGGAACTCTCGAAGACTTGGCGAGAAGGTTCGCGACCCGTAGGTCTCAGAGATCTCTCGCGGCTCTACGCGGCTCTGGGAACATCGCCAACACGATCGCCGACTGGAAGACCAGACACACCGCGGACATATTGGACGATGAACTCCGTCGGGCCGAAGGTGCGATTATCCTAGAACTCTTCCGGGCGGCCGGGGTCGAGGAGATCCGATGGCGATCCCCAGAAGACTCTCGGAACAGTCTCTCCGACAAGGTCGTCGCTCTGGGCGAGTCCTTCATCCTCCAAGGCGACAACGTGACCGAGACCGATGGGAGCGACTACCCAGTCCGGACCGACATTAGGCATAATCCATATCGGAGCGGGGACAAGTCTTGGATCGAGGCGGTTCGCTGATGGCGACCGACTTCCCTAAAAGCGGCGATGATCTCGAGGTCTCTCTGGACAACTCGAATTTCGACGTCTTCCCTCACCAGTACGCTCGGGATCTGAAAGAGGACTTCCCGGAGATCTGGGACGCCGGCGGGAACATCCGCGGGAACGACGCCTTCGAGATCTGGAAGCGAGCCAACCGCGGAGTCGAGTCGGAGATAGTCTTGGACTGGATTCGCGAGAGAGAGGCTTGGGCCGCTCGACACTTCGAGGATGGGGCTCAGTTCCAAGACAAAGACCTCTCCCCAAACCTCTCAAACATCGCCGGCATTGTCGCTCAGATCAAATGGGGGACCGTCGGAGTCTTGGGCGCCGATCGGATGATCGACATCCTCGACGAGATGAAGGTCAAGCTGGAGGAGCGTCAACTCACGCCGACAATCGAGAAGGGTCTTAAGAACAAACTCGAAGAACACAAAGAAGATGTCGGCGATGATCCGCGAAAGCAGACAACGCTCGCAACTCTCGAAAAGGTCTTCGACCGCGGGGTCGGCGCCTATAAGACGAACCCCCAGTCAGTCCGGCCGACTGTCACATCTCCCGAACAATGGGCATACGCCCGCGTGAATTCTTTTCTCTACGCCCTGCGAAATCTTCGCTTTCGATCGGGCAAACACGATACCGACCTCCTCCCCGAGGAGCATCCTCTTAGCACGAAAGGCGAAGACATGGACGAACAACGCGCGGAGATCGCTCCGAACCGATTCACAACCAAAGAAGAAGCACTCCAAGCCGCCGAGCGTATCGGCTGCGAAGGCTTTCACGAGATGACAGAGGACGGAGAAACTATCTTTATGCCCTGTTCTACTCACGGAGAGTTCGAGTCTCTTGCCGGCCAGTCTTCACCAGATACGGGTTACAACCGCAAAGCCAACCCCAAGACCCTCGAGGTCCGGACATCTCGAGCGATCGTCGTAGACGACGAATCAGACCTCCCGACCATTGTCGGCTATGCCTCGGTCTTCGATTCTGAGTCTCGAGATCTGGGCCAGTTTAAGGAGATCATCAAACCGGGCGCCTTCGATCGGGCTCTCGTCGAAGAGCATGATGTCCGGGCTCTGGTCGATCACGATCCCAAGATGATCCTCGGCCGCTCCAAGTCTGGCACTCTCCGGATGCTGGTCGATGAAGTAGGTCTCCGAGTCGAGATTGATCCTCCCGACACAAGCGTCGGCCGGGACACCATCGAGAGCATCCGTCGCGGGGATCTGGACTCGATGTCCTTTGGCTTCGTCGTCCGGGATGACCAATGGCGGGAAGACGAGGGCCAAGCGATCAGAGAGATCAGCGACCTCGACCTCTTCGATGTTTCCGTCGTCTCTTTCCCGGCTTACGAGGACACCTCGGTCGCGGTTCGTCGATTCAATCGAGAACACTGTCGTCGAGATCGCGGCTTGTCTGTCGAACTCGCCAGACTGCGCGTCCTGATGAACGAAGGATAACCGAACAGAATCTCGACCCTCCGGGCTTGGGCTGGGCTCTCGCTCGGCTCAAGTCTTTCAGGTCTGGCAACCGCCAGCGGGATCCGTCGATCGTCCGGCCTAAACATCTCAGACCAAACCGATCCGTCGATCGTCGCGGCCTGTTCTTTTTTTTGACTATCTAACTTAAAGGAACTTCTAGAATGAAGATTCACGAACTCAAAGAGAAGCGCGCCGCTCTGATTATGGAGCAGCGCTCGATCTTGGACGCCGCTCAGAATGACGGCTCCGCTAACCTGAACGCTGACCAGACCGAAAAATTCGAGAAGATCGAAGCCGAAATCCGCGGTCTCGAAACCCGTATCGAACTTGAAGAAAGAACCGCATCTCGCGAAGCCGAGATGGCTAACGTCGACCTCACCCCAGAAGTCGAAGAGCGCGCCATCACGATCGACTCTGAAGAGTACCGGGACGCCTTCCTCAAGAACGTATGCGGCGAGCGTCTCTCCGAGCGTGAAATGCGGGCTCTCTCCATCGGCTCGGCTGGTGCAGGCGGAAACTTGGCGACTACCCAAGTATCCCAGCAAATCAGCCAACTCCGCGAAGAAGCTAACTTCATGCGTCAAATCGGTACAGTCGTCGAGGTCTCCCAGAAGACCGCATTCGCGACCGAGTCCAGCATCGGGACCGCCGCGTATGGCGCTGAAGGCGGAGCAATCGACGAGAGCGATCACTCGTTTGGGCAGGTCACTTTCAACCCTGTCCGTCTGGCTCGGATCATGAAAGTCTCGGAGGAACTCCTCAACTACACCGGAACCTTCTCCGCGGCTCAACTCGAGCAATACATCGCTTCTTCTTTCGCCCGGTCCTTCGCGACCGCTGAACTCGCTGGCTTCTTGACCGGGGACAACTCGAACGCTCCTCGGGGCATTTTCGACAACGCTACCTCGGGAGTCACCGCGGCATCTGCTACGGCTGTGACCGGCGACGAAGTTATCGATCTCTTCTACTCGGTCGCGGTCCAGTACCGATCCGCTCCAACTGCGAACTGGATCATCTCCCCAGAAGCCGCCAAGGCTATCCGCCAGCTCAAGAACCCCGTCGACACTTCGGGATCCTTGAACTACCTTTGGACGCCTGGTCTCGGCGCCGCTCCTGACACCTTGCTCGGGAAGCCGGTCTACGAGTCGGACAACGTCGATCCGATGACAACTGGCAAGAAGCCGATCCTCTTCGGGGATACTTCGTACTATCAGATCGTCGACTTCGGCGGCTTCGAGTTCACCCGTCTGGACGAACTGTTCGCGGCATCCGGCCAAGTCGGGGTCCGAGGCATGGCGTTCAACGACGGCGAACTCCTCAATACCGCGGCCTGTAAGGTCATCACTCTGGGCTAAAACTAGCCTGACAACCAAATACCCTCTGGGGCTCCTTCGGGAGCCCCTTCTTCGTTTATGCCGAACAGAAGGGGGAGGACCGCATGAATTCACACGACTACGGACTCAAAATCACGACCGGACCCTCTGCGGCCGTCGTTGCAACGTCAGACGCCAAGCTCTGGATGAGGGTTACACACTCGGACGAGGACGCCGTCATCGCCTCCCTCATCACCAGAGCTACCAACTACGTCGAGAACGAAACCCGCCGGCAACTGATAAACGCGACGTACACCTTCTCCTTCGATATGTTCCCTCATGGGGATGTGATCTACTCCCCAGTCTCGCCTCTGGGCTCTGTGACGTCGATCTCTTACTTGGACGCCAACGGGGCATCTCAGACCCTCTCGACGGACGTCTACGCCGTAGACACGATCAGAGACCCGGGAAGGATCTATCTCAAGTCGGGCCAAGAATGGCCTTCGACTCTCGACCAAGAGCAAGCGGTCACGATCACAGCGGTCGCCGGCTACGGGACTGCCTCGACTGATGTTCCTGAACCTCTGATCCAAGCGGTCCTCATGTTGGCGGCTCACTACTACGAGCATCGTGAAGCAGTCGATCCGAAGGGGAATACCTTCGCTCCGGTCCCGATGGGGGTCGAGCGTCTGATCCTCCAGTATCGGGTCGCGGAGGCTTTCTGATGCGGGCCGGGCTTCTCAGACACCGAGTCGCCATCCAGAATCCATCGATGACCGTCGACAACTTCGGCGGAAGGTCCGCGTCCTTCTCGACCGCGGAGACCGTCTTCGCTTCGATAGATCCCGTACGGGGAACAGAACTCCAGAACGCCGATCAGACGAAGGCTCGGATCACTCACAAGATCACGATGAGGTTCACCTCAAACGTCTCCGCGACGTCTCGCCTGGTGCATGACTCACGAACCTTTGAGGTCGTCGAGTTCCTCAACCGCCGAGAGATCGACCAGATGATCGAGATCCAAGCGAGGGAGATGGTCTGATGGGAGTCTCAGATCTGAACGTACAAATCCAGCTCGAAGGCGCCGCGGCCTTCCAGCGGGCCCTCTCGGAACTTGGGAAGAAAGAGGCGGACAAGATCCGTCGGGCCGCCATCACCAAAGAGACGAAGGAAATGGAACAGACCGCCAGATCTCTCGCCTCTCGAGACCAAGGAGCGCTAAAGGCTCAGATTGACCGGACCGTACGAAATCAGAGAGGCGAACTCATCGGTCGGGTCGGCGTCGCGATCAAGGGTAAAGGCTCCGGCCGATATAGAGGATTCAACTCTCGCAAGAACCTCGCTCATATCATCGAGTTTGGCCGGCGACCCTTTTTTATGCGGATCAGAGGTCGAAACGGAACCAGATATTCTGTCAAAGTTCCAGGAACACGAGGAGACCGATTCTTGACCCGGACCGCTGAAAGACATCTCCGAGGACTGGACAAGCGACTGGCCGATCGGATGATGAAGTCAATAGAGCGACGGCTCCGTAAACTCGAAAAGACAAGGGGGGTCGCCTGATGGCTGTCGTCTCCCAAGCTGAACGGGCTCTCTTCCGAATCCTCCAAGTCGACTCTGAGGTCTCGGCGATTGTCTCGACTCGGGTCGCTCCCTTGGCTCTGGATCAAGAACAGGCCCTGCCTGCGATTATGTATGAAATCGGATCGTCTCGTCCCTACTCGACCCTCACCGGCGCCTCCGACATCGTCTCCGTCGACTTCGACATCTATTGTATGGCGGAGGACTACGGGACCGCGACTGATCTTGCCGAACGGGTCCGCCAGGCTCTTTCGGGTCGCAGAGAGAATCGGCTCATACCGGACGGCGACGGGATCGTTTCTGTCCAGATCTTGGGCTGTACCCATACCAATGACCGAACAGATTATGCGAGCCCTGTCGATGGGGGTCGGGTCGGTGTCTTCATCCGACAACTTTCTTTCCTCTTCTCTTATCGATCTAACGAAACGGACTATCCCGGATGACAGCATTCTTAGGACAAGGCGCAACGATCACAATTAATCTAGGCTCAGGCCTCCAGACAGTTGGGCAGCTTCTATCAATCGACGGTCCAAATATGGAACGGACGATGGTAGACACGACCAACATGGCGACTACTTCACTTAGAACTTTTGTACCCGGCTTCGGAGATGGCGGAGAAGTCACGATCGAGGCTCAGTTCGACAATGACGACGCCGGCCAACAAGACGTCCTCGAGTCATTCGAGACTGGATCATCTGCATCTGCCGCGGTCGTAATTACTACCTCAGACTCAGATACTTTTACTTTCGGCGCTCATGTTAGATCGTTTAGCGTTAGCCAAAACATGGACGAAGTTAACCGAGTCACGATGGTATTGAAAGTCACTGGTAACATCGTTCACGCAAGCGTAACTCCATAAACTAACTAGGAGGGAACATGGCAATCCTCAACCGACTCGACATCCTCGGGTCCGACGACCTACACCTCGAAAAGATCTCCGTCCCCCAATGGGGCGGAGACTTATTCGTTCGCATCTTGACCGCGGCCGAGCGGGACGCCTTCGAGGCTTCTGTCTCTGGGGGGAAGCGTCGGAACCTCGTCAACCTTCGAGCTCGTCTGGTCGTCTTGACGGCTTGCGATGAGAAGGGGGAGAGACTCTTTAAGGACGCTGATATCGACGCTCTGGGCAAGAAGTCCGCGGCGGCGATGGACCGGGTCTTCGGAGTCTCAGCCGCTCTGAACGGCTTTACCTCGGGTGACATTGAGACGCTCGAGGGGGAATCCGGGGCCGACCTCTAACCCGATTCCTCTTCCGTCTCGCCTTGGCACTTGGGAAGACGGTCGGCCAGATAAAGCGGGAGATGTCCTCCCTAGAACTTGCCGGATGGATGGCTTACGACCGGATCTCTCCGATCGGGCCGGAGCGTCACGACATCAATCAGGCGATTCAGACCTCCGTCATAGCCAACGCCAACCGCGGCAAACGGTCCAAGACCTTCAAGCCGGCGGATTTTATGCCGTTCGCTGATGACTCAGATAAGGCTACAGATGCCGAACAAATGAAAGAACGAATGCTCGCTCTGATGCAACTCCAGAACAAGGGTAAATGATGGCAACGGTCAAGGCTCTACATATCGCGATCGGCGCCAGAGTCGAGGGATTCCAGAGAGGGATGTCCAAGGCTCAGAGATCCCTACGAAACTTCGAGAAATCAACCAGACGGGCTCGGGGTATGGTCGTCGGAGCGACGGGAGCGATGGCTCGAGGCTTCGCCGCTCTTGGGGCCGCTGCGACCATCGCCATCGCGGATTCGATCCGAGTCTTCGCTGACTTCGAAACCTCCATGCTCCGAGTAAAGGCGATCAGCGGAGCGACTGGTGAAGAGTTTAAGAGTCTGACCGATCTCGCCAAGGAACTCGGATCGACGACCGCCTTCACGGCTCGAGAGGCGGCTCAGGCTATGGGCTTCCTCGCACAGGCAGGATTCGACGTCGGGGAAGTTCACAAGGCTCTCCCGAAAGTATTAAGTCTTGCTGCGGCCGGCCAGCTCGATCTCGCCCAAGCGGCTGACATCACGGCCAGCGTACTCCGAGGCTTTGGTCTGGAGGCCAGTGAATCCGGACGGGTCGCGGATGTCTTGGCGGCGGCGGCTTCCAAGTCCAATACTTCTGTCGAGGGCATGGGGGAGGCTTTCAAGTTTGCCGGCCCAGTCGCCTCGGCCATGGGAGTCTCCTTGGAAGAAACGGCCGCGGCTCTAGGAGTCCTTTCGAATGCCGGCCTGAAGGGATCGCTCGCAGGTACTGGTCTCCGGATGGTCTTGGTCAAGATGGGCGAAGATGTCGCCGGCGCCGGAGGCTTGACCCAAGCGCTCGAAACCCTCAACACCGAAGGCGTCCAAGCGGTCGTCGAGACGATGAAACAACTGGACGCTCGAGCAGGTACGGCCGCGGTCGCTCTGACTGGGCAGATGGGTGTACTAAAGCAACTCCATAAGGAAATGCAGAGTGTCGATGGCATCTCTGACCGGATGGCCGAGACAATGCTCTCAGGTATCGGAGGCTCAGCAGTTAAGACCGGATCGGCTCTCGAAGGTCTGAGGATTCAGATCGGCGAAACTTTCGAGGGATTTGGTACTGGATTCTTTGACGAATTGACTCGAATATTTGCGACTCTAAATCAAATGTTTGAGAAAATGAACTTGAACTTTTCACAGCTTGAAAATGCCGGAAAGACAGCCGCTCAAGTTTTGCTCTTCGTCTTTGAAGGCGTAGCTTCCGCTCTGGCAAAGATCGGAGACTTTATAGACCAAACCCTAGCCAAAGCAGCAAATGACATCTTGAGGCTAAATCTCAGTCTCGAACGACTGAGTCTTGGAACCGTACAACTACTGTCCAAAGAAGACTTAAGCGCTCTAAATGATTTTATTTTCGCCCAGCAGAAGCGAGGAAGTAGTCTCGATAAGGTCACTTCTTTCTTCGCGGAACTGGATTCCCTCTTGGCGCCGACTGCGTCTGTAGAAGAGAACGCTGTCCAGAACGTAGCCGGCGGGTTAGCTTCTCCGACATCGTTTGAAGAGATGTCCAAATTCTTGACTGAATCCGAAAGACGCCAGATCTTCCCGGAAAAGTTCGCCGCGGCAGCACAAGAGACTGTCGAAGAAGTAGCACAAGACACCAAAGAACTCGATCAGTTTCTCGAGGGAATGGCTGCACTTCCTGAAGATGTAATGAAGATGATGGAGGCGAGAGGTCTGGGCCAGTTCGCCGACAAACTTCTCGCCAGCGACATCTCCGAAGGCGATCTGGGCAAACTCACCAAACTCCTCGACCAGTCTGAGATCCTTCGCGGAGATGCTGGAATCTTTGAAGAAGTACGGGACGCGATCCTCGAGTCCTTCATTGATCTCCCAGAACCGGAGAAGAAGGAACCAGAAGACCCGGTCCAAGGCTTCGCCGAAACGATCGACACCGTCTTGGGCCAAGTTCGGGTCGATCCTCTAGCCGGCAAAAAGGACTCTCAAAATCTTGATACAATCGCGAAGGCTTCCCAACGAACAGCTCGAGCGCTCGAATCTTCAGGAGGTGCTTTTTCATGACCCTCGTCGCTTTTGAACAGTCCAGAGGATTTGATCGAGACACTGACGGCCAGAGCGGGTCTAGGACGTTCTTGGTCGTCGAAAATGATTCGACCGTCACATCCCAACCTTCTATCGATCAGGTTATCCGGGCGACTGGGGTCCGGCTCTATGTCCAAGACAATCCCGCCGGCGACGAACCTCCTCCGCTAGGGAACCTGATCCCGCTCACGGTCAACGTCCGCTCAGAGTCCGACGCTCAGATCCAGTATTCCGTCGAATTCAAATATGGGCTCGACGCTCTGGTCCCAGACGAAGAATCTCCGGACGATCCGAACTTCGTAACCTTTACCCTTGCACAAAGACCCGTCGCGATTGATCTTTACCGATCAGATTCTACAGAAGACTTGAAAATTGAAGAGGGCACGGATATAGATGGGCACCCTGTCGATGAAGCAGGCGTCCCTCTAACCGCCTTCATCATCCAACAAGATCTCGAACTCTCGGTCCGTTACCCAAGTTTAGATCGAGTCCCGACTCAGACGTCTCTTTATCTGGTCTCCAAAAGAAACTCCGTCCCCTTCCTTGGTGCAGAATCCGGGACGCTTTTGTTCACAGGGATGAGCGTTACAAGAGACGGAATCAATTCATACCGCGCGACATTTACTTTTACTTGGGACCAATGGTTTCACATGCGGCAAGTTCCAGCAAGGAACCAAAATGGCGACGTCAACCTCGCGCCATTAGGATCGGGTCGATTCAAGGCTCAGACCGTAGAATATAAACAGCCGTTTCCAGAGACCCAGAATTTTAATCTTCTTGGACTCCCGAATCCAACATCATGAGCGCGGACTATCCGAAAATCCAACAAGGACTCGGCAAATTCACGCCAGACCTGTTCGCTCGACTTATGAGAATGCTCGAGGTCTTCGAGTCTGACAACGGAGGCGGGGCTATTCGGAAGCCGGGACTGAATACTCTTGGGCAACAAGAGTCCTCTCTAACTGGTCGATGGTTTGTTGGATTTATTGAAAGCTCGACCGCTATCCCCGGCGAGTCGAACCGATACTCTTATGCATTTACCGAATCAGTCGCTGAGAGTTTTGGAGATTCTGGAAACTTCGAGTTTGAAGGCGGAGGTCGAGGGATCGCGGGTACGGCCTTCAACATCATGGAGGTAAACAATACTGCGACAGAAATGAAACCTGGAGTCGATCTCTCGGCCTCAGACTTCCCCTCTGGGATGTCGGTTCAACCTATTGCGGTTGGATCGCTCGTCTTCATACGCGCTTGGAAAGACAAGAACGGGGATACGATCTTTCTCTTCCAAGCAGAGAACGCGATCGACGGGTCCTGTTCGTGACCTTCAACAAGAAACGACAATGTTGTTGCGACGCCCCAGAGACTGGGCCAATGTATCTTGAGGTCTTTCCAGAGATCAATTCAACATCTTCTGAAAAGCAACTTTCTGGAACATATTCTTATTGGATCTTATTGGGAGACGTTGAAAATGAACCGGGGACAAGTAGGCCAGCAAACGACACTGTTATTTTCTCTGTCTTCTCGAATACCAATAACAGCAACGCGACCTCGGATATTGAATATCTTGACTTTACCGACACTGTTTTCGTATCATCCGGTAAGTTTGACTGTGCAGCTAATGGGGAGTCTGCCTGGAAAAATCTTTCTTCTAGTAGTGATGAGAGAGGGCAAGGAATGGCTTTGGCTCGTCGAGGATTTACTTGGAGTGATTCCTCCCGATTCCTGACTGAGTCTCAGGTTTTTGCACTTGAAGAGAACCGAGTGAAAGTTTATCGACCGGGATCATCGAGTAGCTTTGGGCCGAAGGCTTTTAATTCTGGTTACTTTTTCGTTTCTGGTCAATATGACCAGAGTCCCGCCATCTCCGAAACCCATACCAGATCAGACGGCGAAGAATTTGAATATGTCGTTTACCCAAAGATCTGCGCAAATCTTCCAGATCGAATCATCGACGAAGACAGTGTTGTCTGGTTCGATTTTTCCGCTCACTTTCCCTCTACCGTGACTCTTACTTGGTCGGGGTCTGGGAGTGTTATTCTCCGAGAGGGGGGAGGTATCAACGATCCAAGACAAACCAAGACTTACGGTATGAATTATACCGCGACATATGAGAAGATAATCGTCGATAGCGGCGCTACGTCTGTCGTAAAATATGTAAAGACAAACCAGTCCGGAGAACTAGATAGCGGTAAACATCTATTGGGTCCAAGAGTAGATTACACAGTGACCTTTGAAGGGCCAGATGGTAACTTTGACATTGTTCAGCAGGTCGGACTGGTAAACGAAGCACCGGATATAATTTTCGCTTCCCAGAATCGTTATAACGGAGTCGCGGACATTTTTGGCTCTGGATTTAATCAAGTACCCGGCCGTGAATTCATTTACCAAAGGAACGGAGCTAGACTAAATAAGAACTTCTCCCAAAATACGGACGCATGCTATCTTTGGTGTACCGAATGCGATGGGGGACAAAGCATTCCAACCTTTGATAAGACCCCTTATACCTTTGCTGGCACGGCAGTAGATAACAAGAATTCGAATGCTTTCCTCGCAAGATTTCCGTCTGGATTTCCTTACAATTTTATAAACCCAAACCAACATCCTCCTTTTCTAATCGAAGAAGATAACACTACCGGAGGAGAGATTTTTACTTCTGGGGTAGGTGAACCATTCGTCCTTGGCTGGGCTCCGATTCTCTCTTGGTCAGATGAGGCGGGTAGCGGATCTGTAACGTTTGAACTCGAAGATCACCAGTACCCCGGGAGCTCGGATACTTTTTATCACAAAAAGCCCGAACTCAGATGTGACGATTTTTTTGGCCCAATAAATTTCTATCTTGGATTCACGGCTGCCTCTAATCCGGGCGAAGGTAACGGCCCCGTTGAAAAGAACCCCGAGTTATTGACCCCAAATTTTGGTCAACTAAATAATCCAGCAAAATCTCTTTATATTTCCTCGATCTCTTGATCCGAACAGAAGCACATGGCGACTTATCTCTGGACTGGCTCAACTGATGGCGACTGGAAGACTGGATCGAACTGGTCTGGGGGCGTCGTTCCCGACGCCAGCGATACGGTGATCTTCAACACCGGAGCCCAGACCATTACCGGAACCTCGATCACCGGGGTCGCTGAGATCAAAATTCTGGAAGGCTTTACCGGCACACTCGGAAGCACCAGCACCCCCCTAGCTGCATCCGCGACGGACCTTTATATCTCGACTGAGTTTGGGACGGTCAACCTGAACGGGACATATACGACGGCACACATCACCCAGACCAAGGCGGCGAGTTCGGCGGTCCTTTTTGGATCTTCGAGCAGCGTTACGACGCTCAGAGTTACCGGGGGGGCTGGAAGAATTTCCGTTCATTCTGGCACAATTACAAACGTCGAAGTCTCAGGATCGCCGGCGGTCGAGGTCTTGATTGTCGCGGCCGCGGGCAACTTCAACTCTCTCACGATGGACTCTGGAATTGTCCGCTCTCAGGAAAGTCTTACCGGGACGGCCAACATCACCGGAGGGGAGTATCGGCTGGAGTCCGGGGCCGGCGCTGCAACCGTCAACATATACGGTAAAGGCGTCGTCTCTCACCAGTCCAGCGGGACGATCACAACCGCCAGCGTCTTCGACCGGCCTAGTCTTTTGGACTTCTCCAAAAATACTACGACCGGGGCAACGGTTACGACGACGAACCTATTTGACGGAACTATCAACGAGAGGAACGGGTCCGCGAACGTCACCTTCACCAACGGGATTTCGGTCAAGGGCAAGGGCTCGATCTTGGCCGATGTTGCTCGAACTCTGACAATCTCCTGATGGCTCTCTGGACTCCATCTAACCTCGGATCAGGCGTTCTTACTGCCTGGTACAAAGCGGATTCTATAACTGGGTCCGATGGGGACGCTGTTACCTCTTGGACTGACTCAAGCGGCAACGGGAACGACGTTTCTCAATCGGTCGCTGTCAGACAGCCTACGTTCCAGACTGATGAGTTGAATGACTTACCAGTCGTTCGCTATGACGGTACAAACGACATCCTCACCGATGGCGACATTGCAGAATTAGACGTAGGCACTGGTGACATCTGGATGGCTACGGTTTTGAAGTCGACTGATGATTCTGGAGTCCAAGACTACTTCGAGAAGGGACATCAAGAGTTCGGCCTGTCTTGTTTGGCCAATGGCAAACTACGGATATGTATGGGATCGACTGCAAACGGACCCGTCCAAGACGCCGGGAACTGGAGCCGTACCGAGTTTGTCCTAGTTACTGGCTCAAGGGTCTCCAACACCAACAACGGCTTCGTCAACGGATCCGCGATGGATACGACTGGAACAACTGATAACGGAAGTATTTCAAACTCTAACGTTTTAGATATTGGATCTAGGGCGATTGGGGCTGGGCCAATGACCGGAGATATCGCGGAAGTTTTGGTCGGGGGCGCTACGTTGACCGAGGATGATCGGAAAAGGCTTGAGGGCTATCTCGCTTGGAAATGGGGTCTTGAAGAGAATCTACCATCAAACCATAAATACAAGAAATTCCCTCCGACATTTACTCTCCCAACTGTCTACTGGACTGCCGGGGGAAATCCTGCCGACGTCTCCGATCCTGACAACTGGTCGGACAACGCTGTCCCGGATGCGAACAAAAAATGTGTATTCAATGACAAGTCCAGCTCGATCACACTGGGAACCTTGACGGCCGGGGAGGTTCGATTCTCTGATGGATTCTCTGGTGACTTCGGAACTTCCTCGGCGCCTCTGGACATCACAACCGATCTTCTGACAATCAACTCTCCAGACGCCTCGATCAATATCGACTGCAAATCCATTGGGGAAATATTCATCGCCGGCAACGGACGAGGAGTTCATATAGAAGGAACCGCGACGGATGTATTCGTCGAATCCAAAGACTCCCTAAATCTCTCTCTTACTTCTATTCAACGGCTAGAAGTTAGACATAGTTCGGGCGCCGGAGGGATCATCAAGACACAAAGCGGAACGAACACGGTCGTCGGTTACGGGGGGAACGTTCAAGGAAATAATGATCTTTCTGGGGTCAAGGTTTATGAAGGAGGATATTTGTTCCAAAATGCTGGTACAGACATCAACGGTCTACAGATTTTCGGAGGAGATGTTCTCTTTCACGGCAAAGAAATCTCCAGAACGACGAACAAAATCTATGGGGGGCTCCTGACCATCTTGGGTAGCACATCCCAAGAATTAGATCTAAATGCTTTCTCAATCTACAACGGCGGAAGACTTGATCTATCAGGCGCTCCGATTGCTGATTTTTCTGGAACGATCACCAGCTTCGGGGGACAAATAATTCTTGGAGATGGTCACTCTGTCGCCATAGCCTGACAGATTCTGACAGTCTAAGAATAGATGAAGTTTGACGGCTATTACCTTTTAACCTAGTCTCTGATCGAGGCATCAAGCAGCGGGCCATGATGACACGCGCGGCGGGTCGGATGGAACAAGGCTCCGCTCCTTGCTGCCTCTACTCCTCTCGGCGGGAGGAAACAACCGTCGAGGGTTTCCCAGTTTGTTTGGGATCCTTTCTGTCTCCTCTCAGGTAGGTGAGTGCCTGAGGGGAGTTTGGGCCAAGGTAGGCCCGACAATCAGGAGCGGTCATGTCGAACGGATTCGACGAGAAAATCAAGCGGGCGATGGATCTCTATGAGGAGATCTCGCTCAGCTCCGAGGACAATCTCCTCCAAAGATGCGACGACGTCACTCGAGCAGCTTCTCGATGGATGGTCTGTTCGCCTTGGATTCTTCTCGGCATGTTGAAGACTCAGGTCCTGATCGAGTCAAGGGGAGACGATGAACTCTCTCAGGCTTGGCGTTTTGAAATACACCAGAAGTCCCTCGAGTTATTTATCTCTGATCTCGAGCGGGCGGTCGCAAACATCAGGAGGATAAAGAACCATGACGGCGACAAAGATTCCAGAGGGTAGTTTCTTGGTCGAGGAGGACTCGGCTTATCACGACATCGCGAATAGGGGACTGGCTGTCTCGGCCTCGGCTCTGAAGGTCTTCCGAAAATCTCCGCGTGACTACCAAGCCCAGTACCATCGAGGCGAAGTCAAGCGATCCGAGAGTCCGGCGCTGGTCATCGGCCGGGCCGCTCACGCTCTCGTCCTGGAAGGGGTCGAGGTCTTTGAGAAGTCCTTCGTCATGGTTGAGGACTTGGACGAGGAGTTTGGCTTCATCAACCCCAAGACGGGCTCGGCCTACGGGGAGACGACGAAGGCTTGGAAAGAAGCCAAGGCGAAGCTGGACGAGGTCCATCCGGGGACGACGATCATATCCAAAGAGGTCTGGGAAGACTGTCAAGGGATGGCGGCTTCGGTCCGGAAGCATCCGATCGCGTCCCGCATGCTGGAAGTCGGCGATCCTGAAAGGGTATTCCGCCAGAGGGTGAACGACGAACCCTTCTACCGCCAGAGTCGAATGGACTTTGTCTCAGACATTGGATCCGGCGGGATTGTCTTGGTCGATCTTAAGACAACGGACGACCTGTCGACCTTCGCTCGTAAGGCTTGGAAGTTTGGATACCCCGAGCAACTCGCCTTCTACAAAGATCTCTTCTGTCGGACGACTGGAAACACGCCGGGCCAGATCGACGTCCTGATCGTCGCGGTCGAGAAGAAGGCTCCATACAAGGTCGCAGTCGCAAACCTCCCTCACTCGATTCTGCAAGTTCTCCAGAACCGGAACGAGGAACATATCGCTCGACTGGCTCAACTCTTCGAATCGGAGGAGGACTGGCCGACTGGATACGAGGCAATTATGCCTTGGTTCCAGGAGTTTGACGCATGAGCGGTTATTTCAACAAACACGGCGACTACATCCAAGGACCAGTCTTCGACATCGATCAGCAACGTCACGCCGAGGCTTGGGCTCAAGCGGTCGAGCGGACGGGCCAGAATGGATCGCTCGCTAGGCAAACTCAGACAGGGAATCACGACTATTTCCAGCGTCAATTGATCGGCGCCTTGGCGGAGCGGACTGTACTGGACACCTTCGCCGGCTCGGAGCTGAACCCAGACCCAAGGGGATACTGGGACATCATCTACCGAGGGCTCCGTCTCGAGGTCAAAGGGAAGCACCCGAACTTCCGATCTCTTTACGCTTATGAGAATGACCGGCACAAGGTCGCGGAGTATTGGGTCTGCGTCGTCGTCGACCTCGAGGATGCATTCACGGCCTTAGTCGGATATATCTCGAGGGATGAACTCTTCGCCTCGGAGAACGAGTTTCTCTGGGACGACCGGAACACAAATCAACGGAGAGCAGGACACCGTGTCCCGTACTCTCAACTTCAACCATACGGGAAGGGTCCGCTCTTCCTCTGATCTCTAGGAGGGATCAAAAAATGCCAGATATAAACTCTTTCTTTCCCTCGTCATACCTTCGGGCGGCTGATGTGCCCCAACCTCGAGTCCTGACGATGACCGACGTCGTCTCGGAGACTTTCGACGACGGAACCTCCAAGCCCTGCGTCGGCTTCCAAGAGATCTCCCAGCGTCTCGGCCTCAACAAGACCAACGCCAACTCGATCGCTCAACTCTACGGCGGAGCGACCGAAGGCTGGGCCGGCAAACAAATCGAGGTCTATCAGGACATGACGCACTTCCAAGGGCGGTCGATGCAATGCGTCCGAGTCCGGGCTCCCGGCGCCTTTCCGACTCAGGCGATCGCCCAGAGCATCTCGAACCATGTCACGCAAGCTACCCAGGAGCGGCTCACTGGGCACGTGCAACCCCAACAACCGACCCAAGACGAGATCCCGTTCTAATGGAGCGGAGACCTCATACCATGACCGTCGGTGAGGCTGGGGTCGAGTTTCGATCCCGTCTTCCCGGGGTCAAGGGGTATCGTCGGGAAGCGATCATCAAGAAATGCCGGGCCGGCGAGATTCCCGCGAAGAAGTTCGGGAAAGAATGGCGGATCCTTACCGAATGGGTCGATCAGGAAATCAGGGAGAGACTCCTCGAACTGGATGATCTGATCCGGAAGCAGATGATCGTATTGGCTCAGACTCATCCCTTCGCAACCAAGAAAAATGTCTCCTCAAAGTATTGGACTCGGGAGACCGTGAACGCACAACTTAAACTCAGAATCCTAGAAAAGGTCTAACTATGAAGGACAAGAACAACGCATGGGTCCGCTTCTTCCCCAATGACTGGATGGGCGGCGTCTTCATGCTCCCGCTCGAGGCTCGAGGAGCCTACATCACCCTTCTCGCGATTCAGGCTTCCGGCCAAAAGATCCCAGACGATCTGGAGCAGCTCCAAGTCGCCTGTCCGGGGATGTCCATCTCGACTTGGAACTTGATACGGTCTAAGTTCGACGTCGTCGAGGATCCAGACACCGGAGAGCGATACCTCCAGAATGGGAAGATGACGGAAGAAGTCGAGCGGGCGACCAAAAAGCGGGAGACCGAGACGGAGCGGCAAAGGGCATACCGAGAACGGAAATCCGCAAATAAGGAGGACCGTACGCATAACGTCACGCGTGACAAAACGCGTACGTCACGCGCTGCGTACGGCGCCCAGAACAAGAACCAGAACAAGAAACCCTCCCCCCCTATATCCCCCCCAAGGGGGGAGTCGGTCGAGGGGGGGGGAGATGGGCTTTCGGTCCGTTCTCTCGTTCGTGACTACGCAAACAAATTCAACAAGAAGCGAGAATCCAACGGATCGCCTCAGAGGCTCTCTGGAGACCGTCTAGTCCTCTCGGCGGGTCGGATGTCTCTGGAAGACTGGGAGACGGTTGTAGGGGCATTCACGGCCGCCTACGTTGAAGGAGTCAACAATCCCAAGAGGGCCATCAAGGATCCGACCGCCTTTATGCTGAAACTCATCCGAGAACTGCGGGAAGCGGCCGGCGCCGAATAGTTCTTGGTGACTTCTTCGAGAGATCCATCCGAGAAACTGGCCGGCGAGATACGCCAACTTATCGAGAGATGGCGGCTCGAATGGAACATCTCGATCCATGAAATCATCGGGGCTTTGGATACCGCCAGATTCGATCTCCAGATCTCGAGATGGTCGATCGAGGAGGAGCCGATCGAGGACGAACCAGAAGACGAGGACGACGAGTGATCTGCGGATGCGGAAAAGAAATGATTATGGGCGGCTCTCACGATTATGAGGAGTCTGACGATTGGCTGATCGTCAACAACTACTCGTGTTCAGATTGCGGGACGCTTGTCTTGGAATACATTCCCAAAGATCAAGAAGAAGACGAGTAATGGCGAAGAAGCGTCGGAACTGCGATCGGGTCAACCCGCTCACCAAGACGACGCTCGAAGGCCAAGGCTATCTCGTCCAGAACGTCGAGCAGGTCATCCCGGGGACTCGAGGGATCAAGCGGGACCTATACGGCTTTATCGACTTCTTGGCGATCAACCCCTTTGAGACTTTGGCGATCCAAGCGACTTCGGACTCCAACGTCTCCGCTCGGAAGAACAAGATTCTCGGAGAGAAGAGGGAGAACTCTTGGGACTGGCTGGCCTGTCCGGATCGAAGGCTTGAGATCTGGGGATGGGGATGGGATCAAGGCGAGAAGTCTTGGTCTCTTCGGGTCGTTGAGATCACCTTGGAGGACTACGAGTGATTGATCTACGTCTTGGGGACTGTCTCGAGATCCTGAGAACTTTAGGCGACTCATCTGTTGATTCTGTCCTGACCGATCCCCCCTACGGCCTGTCGTATATGGGGAACAAATGGGATTACGACGTACCGTCTGAGGAGATCTGGTCGGAGGTACTTCGGGTATTGAAACCCGGAGGACATCTTCTGAGTTTTGGAGGGTCCCGAACATATCATCGGATGGCCGTCTCAATAGAAGACTCAGGCTTCGAAATCAGGGACCAGATCTTCTGGGTCTACTCGTCTGGCTTCCCTAAATCGATGGATATCTCGAAAGCCATTGACAAGAAACTCGGCAGAAAAAGAGAAGTGATCGGACACAAGCCGGGGGTTTACGCTGTCGACGGTAATGATGTCGGGGGGTTCAAAACCGGGCTGAAGCAGAAAAAGGTCCAAGTCGAGATCACCAAGTCATCGTCAAAAGAGGCGAAGCACTTTGAAGGCTGGGGTACAACACTCAAGCCGGCCCATGAACCTATTGTCTTAGCGAGACGTCGACCGATTCAAACCGTCGTTTCGAATGTCCTGGAGTACGGGACGGGGGGAATCAATATCGATGAGTCAAGAATCGGAGAACGCTGGCCGGCAAACGTAATACACGACGGAAGCCCAGAGGCGACCGAAGGGATGGGCAAAGCCTCGAGATACTTCTACGGATCAAAACCATCCAAAAAGGACCGCGGCGAAGGGAACACCCATCCAACTGTCAAACCGACCGACCTGATGAAATACTTAGTCCGGCTCATTACTCCCGCAGGCGGGATTGTTATGGACCCCTTCATGGGGAGCGGTACGACTGGTGTCGCGGCAAAGTCCGAGGGGTTCTCTTTCCTCGGGATCGAGCGGGAACCAGACTATCTCGAGATCGCAAAGGCTCGGATCCATGCCTCCGACTGACGAGGAAATCATGGAGTACCTCAACGTCTATGCCTCGAAGGCCCAGCGAGAGCGGAAATATCCCCTCTGGTCTCGGGACGAGATCATCTCCGAATGCTGGCTGATCTGGTCCGCGATCGTCATCCGATACGGCGAGGAGATCGATCACCGATGGCGCCAACTCGCGAAGACGGCATTCAGTCGACGGCTTCCAGATCTCTACCAGAAGTCACTCGGGAAGAAGATCCGGAGGTCCAAGGATCACAAGCGGTCGTATCACACGGACCTCGATCTCGGCTATGTCTCGCCGGCAAAGTCCGAACTACCAGTAGCGAAGGACGATATCTTCGCCTTACTTCTTCGAGCAGTTCAAGCCCTCAGTCGACTCGCCAAACATGCAAAAGACGCCTAAGCCAAGTCCCGAATCCGTCCAACTCTCCTCGAAGGACTGGGTCGGTCTTCTTGCGATCTCTGTCACCATCATCTCGGCCTTCTTCATGGCCTACCAGCGACACGACCGCCTTCTCTCCGAGATCGCGGTCTCTCAGCAACTCCAAGGTGAACGGATCAACCGTCTCGAGAACAAGCTCGACGCCTTGGAGCGGGATCTTAGGGAGCGGACCAAATGACAAAGTTCGTAACGCTGACGACTGCCGGCCTTCTCACGGCCTGCGAATCTTCGGGAGGTCTACGCCTCCCTTTTGTCCCTCGGGAGGCGGAGAAGACCCTCAACCTCCCCAGCATCTCGACATCAGACCAAGTGGCGGCGACCCTATGGCCTCTGAGCTTCGCGGGGGCTCTTGCGATCTTGGCGGGCATTGTCTCGATGGTCCTGATGCCGGGACCGATTGGAAAACGGACTCTATTGATCGGGATCGGGATCTCTCTGGTCCCTCCGATCTTCCTGGCACTGAACGAAACTCTACTTGTCCCCGCTGCGACCATTGCACTTGTCATCGGTGCCGGGATGTTTATTTCAACTCTCAGAACTCTGAAAAAGGTCTCTCCATGTATACCGTCTTCTCAATAATCGGCTCCCTCGTCCTTGGCTTTGTCTTGGGCATGGTTCACAAGCAGCGAGTCCTCAAAAAGCTCTGTCGTCACGACGAGAACTGCGTCAAATGATTCGGAGAGTGACCGGAGACGGTCGACTCGTACCGCTCGGCAAACGAGATCGAGGGCCAGAACCTCGTCGAGACAACTCATCTCGACCAAACCGAGGGCATCGCTGGATGAAGCTTCGAGCCCAGATCCTCGCTCGAGATCCGGTCTGCAAAGTTTGCAACCAAGCCGAAGCTGTTCAGGTCGATCACATCCTCCCGCTCTCTCAGGGCGGCGGTGACGAATACACCAACCTCCAAGGGATCTGTCTGGAATGCCATAAGGACAAGACCGCTCGTGAACAAATGTCAAACCTCGCGCGCGTCGAAACCGCATCGGAGGTCATGTCGACGGTCGTCCGTCACAGAAGATGGGAAACGAGATGATTCTTTCCGCACTGATCCTCCTGGGCTCCCTCGACAATGGAGCGAAACCCTCAGACCCTGACGCTGTCGCGGTCTGGGTCGATGATCTTGGCCGGCTGACGCCTTTCGGCCGGACTTTCGACGTCTACATCCAAACCGGATTCGATCCAGATTTCAGTAAGCCAAACGGGGATCCTCGGCCTCCCTATATGATCGGGTCGACACGGGGCAACGAGTCTCCCTCCCGATCCTTCGGATGGGCTCTTGAAGGTCCTGTCTTCAAGAACCGGAACGACAATCTATACCCTTGGCTCGACAACTGTCTCGAATGCATCGAATACGAGGAAGCTCGCTCTAGCTTCGGAGACTGGGAGCTACCAGACGGGACGGTCATTCCTTGCGACATCCCTGGGACTCCTTGGGATTGTGTCCAAGCTAATCCATACCAGCGAACTCGATATCTTGGCGCCAAGTTCACCCCGGTGAACTGGAAGTTTGAGGGGCCGGAGGGATGCTGTCCGAGACAAGTCGACCTGATCGGCCTCGATTATCTTTGGTGCGACTCTTGGATCCTTCATGGTCCCGTCGGTCGGAAGTACGGAAATTCGAACCCTCAATACCGCTACCCTCTGGTCCAGCAACAACACAAGGACCTGATGGACTCGCCTGTCCTCAAGTTCTGGCTCCCTCTCCCGACCGGCCAAGTTCCCTTCCAACAATGCTGTCAGTCGGCCTCTCAAATCGACTACGGGGATCTGATTCGATGGGATGCCGATGTCGACTGGGAAAGCGAAAAGCATCCGGGATCGTTTCACATCGCTCGCTTTACGGGGCCGGACTACTTCTCTTCGGGCGGGGTCATTCGATGGGCATGCGGTAACGGCTACCCCTGCGACCCCTCCATATACTCGGTCAACTACTACGCCGACAACTCCTGTCCCTCCGATCTTAACGAGGACGGGATCGTCGGCTTCGAGGATCTTCTCCAAGTACTCTCGGATGTTGCCGGCTACCGCTATCACCCCCAGACGAATAACGGCTTCCAGGCGATCCTCAAGGTCCTCTCGGAATGGGGCGAGTGTCCCTGAAACGAAAGAACCCCCGACTAGCGGGGGCTCCCTCCTTCGCAACGGGGCGAGATTAGTCGAACTGGTCCAAGACCTTCCGGACCTTCTCCCAGTATCGATCGAGTCGTTCCTTCTTCTTGCCGGTCGCCTTGGCGGCTTGGGGGCCTCCGTTGTGCAGGCGAGCCCAGAACTCCTCCTGGGACATTCCATCCGGTCGGCGGTCGTCTGATCCCCAGCGGGCCATATAGGCGCGGAAGACCTGAACCGAGAAGTCCAAGTCAAAGACCGCATCGGGCCAGCGACCGGGGAGGCGAGAGTCTGCGAGATAGTTTTTACTAATGCAGTAAGGCCCCGCCGTGAATCCTCGATCGGCGAAGAAGGGCTCGCCTCCGGGATGCTGATTACTCTCGACGACCCAGATCGCGATCTCGAGGTCGGTCATGCCAACTCTGCCGGCGGGAGTCTCGAGGGGAGCGGAGAAGACTGAGACGAGCCCAGTCACGAAAGAAGAGATACTAATCATGTTGGATCCTTTCTGGCTCGAAGCCGAGAGCATCATCGGCCGATTGTGTCGAGGACTTTACAAACAAACACAAACAAACAGCCCCTCTCACGGCTCAGAAACGCCGATCTTGGGGCAAAAAGTCCGTTTTTAGGCCGGTAGGGGGGGTCAATTTTTTGAAAGGCTACTAGACGTGACA